AGCAATCACAACCTCTTTCAGAAAATGACTTCTACCATGGATATTGATTCTAACCCTACCGGCCCAAAAAGAGTCAAGCTGAATGCTGACAATCAAGAGATTGGAGCCGGCGACAAAGTAGCTCTCGAAGGAATGGATGAAGGAAATAAAATTCAAGCCCATTCTTTTGTAGCACTTGTCTTCTACGAAGTCATGACAAAATGCTTCAAAATAATAGACCTAAATCGGATCTGCAGCCAAATCATGCTGGGAGTCTACATCATGAACCAAGTCTGGTCAGTGCACAATTACTTTAGGTCCAAAGGAAACCGGAACGAAGGGAAGGTGGTCAAGGCTTTTGATGAGGACGAAAATGAACCAATCAATTTAAGTGTGCACGGTGAGACGTTCCAGTTTTCCAAAAAGTCCCTCAAAGAGGCTTACGAAACTAGCCTGAACAGAGTTGGATACGTACTAGCCAATAAAAGCAAGTGGATGGGAACAGTAAATACCATTATGGCCTTGTGGAATTTGTTTGGGACTCGCTTGACCGAAGTTCAAATAATGCCCAACCAAGTGACCATTTCGGTTGACAAGAAGGGCCAGAAGACAATGGTCAAAGAATTGAAGCATTACGGAATCCCTCCCGGACTAAGACACTATGCTTACGGCTCTAGTTACAAGCCCACCATGAAATCAGCTCTTGCTCAAAGTCTTGGACCTGCAACCGTCCTTACCCAACTTGCAGAGGCTAATAACGATGAATTCGGAAACAAGTGGTATGACGCCGTAGTGAGAGCTTTTAAACATGTTCCCCACATCGAAGAAGTTGCGGAGCTCATGAAAAGGTCTAAGCCGAAAGGCCTTGAGAAAATAATAGGTTATCTCATGAGTATTGCATGCTTCACTGGAACCAGGGAACAGAGAAGAGTTGCTTTCCCACCAGGCGTATTGGCCCGTCTCTCAATTGCCATCGACAAGACCACTAAACGAATGATGGTAAATAGTGAGTTCATAAGAAGGTTGAACTTCTCAGGTGCTGGAGCTTTCCGAGCTTATAAGTTGATGTGTAACTTAGTTGACTCTTCCAACAACCTGCTCTCCTTCAACATAAATCTGGCAGATGTAGAGATGGGCAAGCAGGTTCTCTTCCATGCAATGTTCAATACCCACGTTGAGGACTTTGGAATACTCACCTTCATGACCGGGTACAACGATTGGAAGAAAAGGAAAGACTTCGGAAACAGATTTGAAACCATGAAAGCCAGCAAACCTGCTCTAAGCACTTCCTTCCATCCTATCAAAATCGTCCATTACTCGAAAATGGCCTCAGGGCTGCTCACAGAGAGTGTAACAGGCGGAGCTGCCCCCATAAACAGCTGTATGATGATGGCTGGGCATCGCAAAAGGGTGATCAGCGACTCAATGAGAGGGCTTCTCAATCAAGGAGCGACTGGGGTTCTCTCTTCCATCGACAAAGACAGCGTGGAGAAACATCTCAGGGAATTCAGCGAGATGCTTCGGGGAATGGCCAAAGAGGACAGTTACAACGCTGGTACTGTCAAATGGCACCGAATGGATGACCTGACGGCTGATGCTGAAGGTCCTGAACTCGACTATCGTCCTCAGGAATCTCTGGTCATCTACTGGTCTAATTAATCTTTTCTAAAAATAAATAAAAGTAATTTCTGAAAAAGAGGTTTGTTATTGCT